ATATTTATGCCGGGCACTTTTAAATATTAATTCGGTTACTAAATAAATATTAATGATTTCAAAATTTTCATGAATCAAAGGACACGTTTTAAATATTAACTTTCTAACCATAGATGATATTTAATACCTACCTAACGAAATTAACCAGAATCAAACCAAATAATAAATCATTTTTACACAATCTGGTTACATTAAAAATTGCCGATTATTTCGCATTCTGCAAATAAAAAAGCGGGCAAACTATCAGGCCGCATCATGTTAGGATGCCCTACGTTCTCCCGCTTTTTTATAATGCAAATATAATCATTGAATAAATAGGGATAAAACCTCATTTAAGTCATTTTATGAATTGTTTAAGCTACCAAGACAAGTGAGGCCATCTATTTCTAAGCTTGCTTTTAAAATGAATTTCTGATAAATCCTGATAAGATTTTTTTAATGTAGAAAGCTTTTCATAATTATCATTAAGAAGTTCTGCTATTGTACTATTGCTTAAAAAGAAGTCGGATGATAATTCTCCTATTATTAAATCATACCTTTTACCACTAAGCCGGCCATAGTATAAATAGCGATCTACTAAACATTCATTCCGTTGGGAAATAAATTTTGCGCTTCTTCCTTTTCTTTCCTTTCCTTGTTTAGAACTGGGTACAAATAACGTATTATGCACTTTGATAATTCCGCGTTGAGCCATTATATGATTAATTTAGTTTTGTATTGGATTTATTAAAACTTCTATAAGTCTGTTCTTTCTATCCTATGCTTAACACGTTGCCAATCTTAATTTTTTGTCTTCCTCCTCCACTTGCTGAAAATTCACCATCAACAGCATCTATAAAATAAGTTCCTTTTCTTTCCGGGTATCTTTTATCATCAATTACCGCAGCCATACCTGGCTCTGCATAAGGAATTAGAAAAGTGGTAATCATTCCTTCGTAACCAATGTTTACCAATTTCTTTTTCTCATCAGCCGCCATCTTATCCAGGTACCATTGCGGCCATCTTAATTTTAAACGTTTTATCTTTGTATTTGTGAACTTAGAATCATATATCGCCTCTCTGAATGTTCCATCCGTATTTTGGCTTTTAATTACCATTCTTACATCCGCAAACTCTTTGTTGGTAGAAAACTTTAAATCATTATCTTTTATCACGTTCCATCCCATGCGAAATTTCACGTTACCTTTTAACTCTGTTTCTCTAAGCCCTACATACAGCGTATCGTAATTGAAGTAGGCCGTTTGCCCTCCTTTTTCTTTAAGTAAATCCAAACATTGGGTACCATTTGAATTTGGAAAAATTATAGGGGAATCAACTGTCACATCCGGAATCTGATCACTTAACTTTATGTCAGTCCCTGATACCAGGAAAACTAATATATCTTTCAGCTTTGTGCCTGAACGAAAACTTTTCTTAATACCCAGTTTCTTTCTAAGTTGATATGCATAACCTTCGCATTCCAATTCTAATGGAATGGTATAATTGATTCTCGAGATGAATCCCAGGAACCGCAAATCATTTCTCCCATCATACCCGGCATTGATCTGCACCTTCATTCCTTCTTCGAATTGCGATGCGGTATCTACCAAGCTGATTCGACCTTTAATGTTGCAAATAGCCGGTATTTTAATAATAGCAGAATCACTGTAATTATCAATGCTTTTTTTCCATGTCATTGAACTTGGACTAAAAGGCTTGTACGGCCCAACTTCACACTTTGCAGTCATTATAAACATTAGTCTTTCAATTTTAAATTAACACTTGTTTGAAGAATTTTAATTGTGCCGCAGAATACCTTCGACATTTATTTTTAATCCTACCTCACAGTACTTGCTGCTTAAAGCCCCATTTAAAAGATGCCCAATACCGTTGGGATCCCATTTTATCAACTTTTCAAAATCAAGTTCTTTAGATTTATCAATAACGAAATTTGCAAGAGCTAATAGCTTTATCGCCTTTTCAGATGTAGCGTATTTTTTATTTTTCTCCTGCAACTCTAAGTCCTTAGAACTTTTAATAATTACAGCACCATTCTGATCTAATTCAAAAGAGTTAATTAATGTCCGAGGGTTATATGTGAAAGAAGTGTGACTGCATTTATCCGCTAAAGTGGAATTGGTGTTTTCTATTTGTGCTAATAAATTTTCAAAACCTTTCGGTTTTTTTAAAATTTTTATTGCTTCATGCTTATGCAATTTCAAGCCTCCAATTAATACGGGATTGCTTTCAGTCATTTTATCAAAAACAAATTCCTCTGTGTTGATAAATAGATTGTACAATTCATCTGATTTTATCGATCCCTGGTTTAATAAATTATAAGTTGCTATGACATCATTTGCCATAGGTATAAAGCGTTCTATAAAGTCTTTTTCACGCTGATATGCCCTTTCATCAAAAGCTATTAATTCTTTCATGTTTATTGGTATTATGTTGTTTTATTGTTTGTACTCAATTCCGAATTTTTCTAAATATTTTTGTTTAAACCCATTTAAATACTTTTCTTTTAACTCTTCCAAAAGCCCCTTTTTATCCAGCTTATCCCATGTGAAAGACATTAAATGATCAATACGATTTTTTGAGGTATCCTGTAATAGCTTTTTCAATTTTTGGGGATCATTTTTAAAATTATTTACCATCATTTCTGCTGCTCCCGGATCTATGTCATTATTTTTTACGGCAAATTCTTTTAATCTTTTTATTTCGGTTGCTATATCACTTCCGTTACCGCCTTTTTGTTCATTAACACTTTTATGATCCTTGCCAAAATGCGTGTGAAATTTTTGTTGGAATCCTTGCAAATGCTTTTCTTTTAGCTCTTCCAAAAGCCCCTTTTTATCCAGTTGATCATAATCTAAAGACATTAAATGATCAACGCGCATTTTGGCAAAGTCGTTTAAAAGAAGTTGCAGTTTTTTAGGATCATTCTGGTACTGCACCCTTAATTGTTGAGCTACTTCAGGACTAATATCATTATTATTAATTGCAGTCTTTAGAAGTGAATCTATATTTACACTACCCTCGGAAATTACCTGTTCTTGGTCACCTTGTTTCATAATTATATTTGATTTAAAAAAGTATTCAAACATGATCAGTAAAGACTGAAAATGATGGAAAATAGTGCTTAGAAAAAGTAAATCTTAGATGTTATTTTGGTAGTAATGGGGGAGAGGGATCATTGTTTAATAACAACTTAAAATAAAATTAAATTATTTATTCTGATTTTGACCAAACAAAATATTCACACAGGTTTAGTATTAACTTTTTTTGAACGTTTAGTAAAATTGTTCAGGTGTCATATCTTTGTGATCCTTTAAGCCGAAGATCAATTGGAGTGCCTTGAAAACACTGCCCTTTTTTTCTCCGGTTTTTTTATTTAGATCTATTCCATGATTTACTATGTATTAATAATTCTCAGAGCTGCTGCGATGGCGCGCACCAGGTTAAAGAGGCTGCTTTCTGGTTACGATGTTTTTAGACTTGTCATCTTTATACTGTGTCATAAGCGTGTGATATGACCAACAAAATAGAGTTAATAATCTTAAAAAGAAAGCCCCGGCGATATGCCGGGGCTGTGTTAGCAAAATGGATCACTGTTTGGTTTTAAATTACTGTGTAATGCTTAGTAATTTATCTCCTTTGAAGGCAAGAAAAGTGCTTTTCCTTCTATAATACCAAATATCTATTGTACCGCTTTTATATGTTGAATAAGTTATGTCATCTGCCGAACCCCATGCATACTCACACATATCCTGTGTATCACCAAGTTTTATTATGCCTCTGGCTATTCTGTTTCCCTTTTCAGTGCCAAACTTTTTAATGCATTCTTTTTTATAATTTAAATCGTTTATTCTTCGATCCACCTGAGCAATAGAATCTCTTATATATTTCTCTGCGTTTTCAACACTATCTTTTCTATGCCATGCTATTTCGTTATCAATTTTTCTTTGTTTTTCCTGCTGTCTTATATTTTCAAAGGCCATATCCTGTTGTTTACTTCTTTCAGCATCATTCAATATCTCTTGCTTTTTTCTGTCAACTTCTTTTTGATTTTCAAAATCATAAATCCTTTCATAACCTTCAATATTAAATTGAGGGAATCGTTTTTTTGTATCATCTATGGCATACTTCAAATTATTTAATTCGGCATCAATAAATCGTATATCATTGAAACCACCAATATAGGTATTCAAATCATCAATATCACCATTTAAGTCATCCATTGACTTTTTTCTTTTCTCATTATAAGGAGCAAAGAATAAAGAATCAATAGATTTTGTATTAGCCTTCCAAAAGGTAATGGAATCATTAAAGCGTTCGACCTTTAAAGTTTTATTAACAAGATTAAAGTCTAATGTATCAGGATTCGATTTTCTTTTTTGTGCATTTGCAAAACTCGCAGCAAGCAAACAAATAATCAAGATTAAGATTCCTTTTTCCATAATAGTAATTTTTATAAAAATATTAAAATTTAACTCAAAAACTTCTTATACATCATTTTCAAACTGTCTCTCTAACTGCACCAGTTCATTATAAGAATGCTTATTTAAAGCGTTTTTAATTAATCTCAGAGCTATTGATTTATTTCAAAATAAGCCCCCTGTGGAAACAAGGGGCTTTCCCTATGAAAACCTAAAAGCCATCTATGGCTTTTGCTTAACCTACTTGCTTCCCTTTATATTTCAATATCTTTTTCCTCATCTTTAATAAATTCATACCAATGCTTTTTAACTATTTCTTTGATACCTGGCTCCATCAGGAATAAGTACAGAAAGAACTTGGCAATAAAATCCTTTATACTATTTTCAGGCTTTAAATTCTTTTTAATATCTTCTCTCCATCGGCCGGCTTTTGACCATGTTGAAATTGTTTTTTCACTAACTCCAATAATTTGAGCAACTTCCTTTTGTGTGAGACCTTTCATCACTATAAGATATTTTGCTTTTTTCTTTAGTTTCATTTTTTCATGGTTTGATTTATATCGCCATTGGCCTTCTTTAATCCATTTTGCAATACAACTATTGCTTACGCCGATATTTTTAGCGGTTGAACTGATGGGCAATCCGTCAACAATAATTTGTTTTTTTGCCTGCTCTTTTAGTCTTGCTTTTTCTGTATTATAGGGGCCTCTTTTATGCATTATTTTTAGTTTCCTGGTTAAAATATTTTAATAAGCCTTGCTGAAGTTTGCTCAGCATACTTAAATTTTGTTCATCTACTTCATCTACATTATACTTAGAACCATAGTCAGAATTTGCATACCATCTTGTAGCTCCGATTAATCCGGCCATAAACCTCTCTTTGCATTCATCCACGGACAGTTCGGGAATATAAATTATAAGTTGTTTATTTTGTTTACAGCTTGCAGTAATTACTGTATTACATACGTGTTCAAGTAATTTGGCTATACTATACAAATCAGTATCATCGGAAGTCTCATTATGTCCTCGAAAAAGGTAATCGCTATACCATCGAATAGAAGCGGCAAGCGCTAGTATTATTTTTTTCTTATCGACTTCCGGATTGACGCTGTGGATTATTATACATGGCTTGTCTTCATTGTTGTTAATTGTTGTCATGGAATTAATTTTAATTGTTATTTAAAAGAGAGTTAAGAACTGTTTAAAGGGTTTCAATTTTCATACTTTTAAGCATGTTTTTTATTGATTTGTTAGAACGGTTTGTATCATTATGCTTTAATATTTGCTGGAATTGGTTGACGGTTTTTATTAGTTCTGGTTTTGCCATTTTATTGATATACTTCTTTACCGCCCCTCTCTCTCTCAAAAAATCATTCAGCTTTATAAAGTTAATTTTTTTGTCAGCGGGATTGTCACCCCAAATTATTCCGGCTTCGTAAGCCAGGGCAAATACTTTACCACGCATTTTTTCTAAAGGGTCATAATTGCAAAGATGCCTTATAAAAAAACCTGCTTCCTCCATTGTCAATTCTTTTGTACTGGTTACACGTCCTTTACTGAAACTGTAAACTAATTCGGCCTTGTTGTCAATTAATCCCATTTGATTAAGCAACACATGAATTTTTTGTAATTGCGGTTTTGTTATTAATGGCTGTATCATGCGGTTTCATTTATTTGTAGGTTATGCAATAAAATTTCATTGTACAGGTCTCCGAAGCGTTTTTTGCCTTGCATTTCTTTAATAGTATCATTATCATCAATACCGTAATTATTACAGATAAACGCAATTTCAGACCTGCTAAGCCCTTTCAATTCCTGCCATAGATTTATGCGCCTGTTAAACTCTGCAAATCCTTCCTTACCCTTGTTACTAAACTTAGCCATGTTCTTTTGGAAGTAAGGCATACCAGCCAGGACAAAGCCGCAATTTTTTATTGCTTTATCTCTCAATACATGTAAATACAAAATCATTGTATGAGTAAGCTTGCCGCATTCATCAATTATTATCAAAGGCTTTTCTACAATATTAAGTTCATCCGCTATCCGGTTAACCATCTCATTTATGTTTCCTTCAAAAGAAATTCCCATTTCTCTAAGCAAGGCAGTGAAAAAATGTTTAGGGGCCATAGTTTTATCATAAACTATGTAAAAGACATTTTTACGAAGGGAATAAGCGTTTAACGCCGTTGTTTTCCCCATACCTGTATCAGCAATTAACGCAATCATGAAATGATTTTTTTGGGCCGATGAACACACTTTTTCACACGTTGCATAATCTCCGGTTCGTATCAGTGAAATTGAATTCACATCACCTACTTTATTCCAAATTTTTCGCCAAAGCCTGATGTTAATATCATCCCATTTTCTATTTTCAATGTTGCTGAGGGTAGCGCTACTTACTCCAACCTGGGTAGCAAGTTCATTTTTGCTTATTCCCTTCGTCCTGCAATATTCATTTATCGCATTCCTGATTTGTTCTTTTTGTGGTAGATTTGTCATGTCTTTATTCATTTTAATTAGTGAGTAAATAAGCTTCGCCCCGCCAGGTGAAGCTTTTTTTATGTGAAATTTTGATAGCTTTATTTTTCAAAGATTTCAATTTATTTTTCTTTAGAAAGTAGTACGATATTGAGTTTCAAACGATTTTATCTTTTTTTTTGCTCCCGTTTTTAAAAAGCCATTTTTATTTAAGTAGCTTATTTTCAATCATTTAAGCATTTTTTTGGGGTCATATCCCCCCTCGATTCTCACGTTTTTGTGTCATTTTTTGGGGTATTTCGTGCTTTTTCTGCATTTATACTGCTCTTTTTGATCATTTTCGTGCGTTATAAATTCAATTTTCAAAAAATACCCTCTCTTAATCATCTTGCATATCCTCACCCGGTATTATAACTTCGAGTTTACTGTTATTGGCTGTAAATGGATTACTGTTCTTTTTCTTTGGCCTTAGAGAGATAGGAAGATCGGTTTTTTCAATATGGCTATCCAGTTGGTTTAAGATAGCCCCATTTTCTTGTGCTGCATACCTTGCTTCTGAACTTTCCTGCAATTCCTTTATAACATTTTTGGGAGTAGTAAGCCTGTTTACTTTTTCATAGGCTTCCGGGTCAATGTTCAATGCTTCATCCCTTACGTGTTCCAATTGTTTTCTTGCACCTGTTTCTATGCCTTTTAATTTCCCTTTGTTCTTATACAATCCATGAATATCTTTGGATGTTTGTAAGGCTTTGGCATTATTGATTTTTTCTTTAAGCCTTAAAAAAGCAATCCCTTCGCCGTTTATTTTATTGTACAAATAAATGCCATCCTGTAAATTATCATGCATCACAACTACATATTCATTATTCCATTGCTGATAAAGTTCTGCTGGTAATGAGTACTCATATTTTTCTATTCCCCGCATTATATTAATTTGCCCCCGGTCAATTTTCTTTACAATCTGATACGGCAGAAGCTCTGCTCTGTGAAATTGGTTTAGCTTAATTGGTGAAGGATGTTGATTTTCCAAATAAACCGTATTAGGAGATTTGCCGCGTTGAGGCTTATCGTTATATTTTCCTATTACTGCTGAAGTGATGGAAACAATTTCATTTTTACTTTTAAAGTTCTTTGCGTATTCGGTTTTTAGTTCATCACTTGCAAAGGCTTCAATGCTTTTGCTTCTTATTGATTGCCCTAAATATCCCGGATATTCTTTGAACAAGCTGTTGAGGTTTTGAATATACCTTTCTACAATTACCTTTTGCCTGGGGTTAGATGTTTTGGTAAGTATGCCACCTACTTTTTTTATCAGTAATTCAAAATTAAATGCTGCTTGTGTTTGCGTAAATGAATGATTGTCCATTACAAGTTCATAAGGCAAAACGCCTGTATTGTAAACAGCTTTTCTGATTGCATTTTTTATTACTTCGCTGTTTTCCGTATTCCCTATTGCATAGCCAATTACTTTTTTACTACAATTGTCTATAACAAATACCAGCGTGCTTCTATGAAATTTATCTTCCCAAAATGGCAAGGTAAATCCATCCACCTGCCATTGTACATGAGTATAATTTGCATTCTTTAAAGAAGCATAGGGTAATATTTTTTGAGCCTCTGTCTGGCCATATCTTGCTTTATAAATTTCGGGGTTTTTAAGCCATTCCCTGCGTTGCTTTTTCATCCATGATAAACTATAATGCCCTAATCCGTTTTCTTCAAAATACTTATTTGCTTTCTCAAGCATTATAGCGTTTGTAAACTTGCCGTTACTTGCTACCAAAGCAGAAATTGCATAGTCAATGGCCGATGAAATTTTTCTTTTAGTTCTATCATTATTTCCAAATGTTCTTTTATCCATTGCGACATTCATAATGCCGTCAACTTGTGCTTTAAGAATAGCCTGGCTGAATGCTTGTTTTGTTTTATACTTCCCAGGAAAGAATTCATTAAAAGTTTCATGAAGGATAGTTAATTGCCTGAAATGTTCGGACTTCTTTAATTCTATTATAGCCTGAAAAACTGAATGTAATTGCGCAAATTTCGTTACCTGGGAAGTTGTAAAAGAAGATTCCTTTTCGTAGAATGATTTGAAAGTGGCGTGGTTAAAATAATAAGCAGCGTGCAGTAGTTCAGAAACTTTAAATCGAATACCCTTTTTTGTTTCCTGAGTAATTATTTTATCAGGAGAAGGCAATTTTTTTCTGGTTCTAAATGGAATAGATTTGTAAAGGAAAAAGATCTCAGAATCAATATTAACCTTGTAAACATCATCAATTTTATTCCATGCCTCAATTGCCTTTACCGTTACAAAAGTCTTTAAAAACCGTTTAGATAAATAAAGGTCTTCATCCTGAATATGGACTGTCTTATTCATTGAGCAATCATTTGAGATTCAGCAATAAGAGAATTTATATCGCTGTCAATTTTTTTTATTTCCTCTATATAATCCTTTATATTTTTTAAGACCAAAGTGTTATTTGAATGCCCATTTATAACCCTTGAAACCGTGAATACAGTAACATTTGCGCGCCTTGCTATCACTTTATGAGCACCATACGGTAGCATGTTTTTTATGCCTATCGTATTTATCTTATTTTTTTTCATACTTTTAATCAACTTTAAACAATCATTGAAGCAAAGTAAACGAATTAATTCGATAATTCGATAATTATTTAAAAATATTTTCGATATTACATTATGGAACCAAATTTAAAATTTAAGAAATTAAGAGAAACCCTAAACCTTTCTCAGACAGCATTTGCTTCTAAAATTGGAGTTTCACAAGGAACAATTGGAGATATTGAGAGGGGGAGAATTGGAATAAGTAAAAATATAAAATCGAAATTAATCGAAAAATTAGGTATCGAAATAGGGTACTTTGAACATGAAAACGAAGAGAAAAATGCCGAAACGAAAAAGGGTGCTGAAATAGGGTTGAAGCAGGGTTTTATTAAAAGCGACTATTATAAAAGCCTTAAAAATAAAGAGAAGGAAGTTTTTTTTACATATAAGCTTTTAGAAAGGCTTTCTTTACAGACGTTAAAGGGTATGAGTGGAGAAGATACAACCCGTTACATGCTTAGAGAAGCTGAAAAGCTTGAGGATAAAACAATGTATAACTATTTGCGTAGTACAGAGGAAATTCATAATACACGGGATGACTTAAATAAAATCTATAAAAGCGTATCAGAAGTAGGGTGGGAGCTACCAGAGACTGTTTCTTTATTTAAAAAAAACATTGATGATTTAATGTCGGAACCATTAAAATTTTCAGATTATGAGAGCTTTAAAAATAAAAGATTTGAAGTACTCGAAAGCCTATCTAAATATCAAAAAATTTTAGACCAACTCCGTAAAGCACTAACAACTTTTAATCAAGAATTTGAAAAGATAAATGTAAAATCAAGCAGTAAAAAGTAGTAGTTAATTGTACATTAACTACCTATTCAGCTAATATTACCCTTTAAAATGCCACTAAAATGGAAGGAAATTAACCCAAATTAATATTTAAAGAGTAACTTTATTCCGTAATAAATTGGTTATAATATTTTCTAAAACTCAATACCAGTAATGGTTGTGCAATTTTCGCACTTTTTTTTATCATTATATCTATATTAATATTTAAGAATACCCCCTATATATT